TTGCAGAACAATTCTCATCAAAGTTGGAACCCAACCAGGAGTGTAACCCTCGGTGCTCCAAGAGGTATCTGTAATTTCCATCCACTTTTCAACAGGTTCCAGATCCAAGTTGTATTGTGTTTCGCTCGGCATACGGATGATATCACCAACGATTAGTGGTCGGCCAAGCACAGCAACAACGGCTTTAAAATTAACCGTGGCGTATATGGTTTGAGACGGTAGCTCAATACCAAATCGTGTCAACTCAGATTGGACATCCACAAGATCATATGATCCCTTAATTTGCAGAGCATCAGTGTCATAATCACGATTTCTGTTTTCGAGAAACACTTTGTCCTGAATATTATCTTCGTGGGTTGGGTCATAATCGTGATACATCTGGAATGCTGTGACAGCCCAGCGATCCGTAACAGAGCCTGTAAATTCCAGAGGGCGTAGGCGCCACATACGGGACTGCACAGAGTGGCGAGATAGGATTGTGTTGAAACAATCATCGTCTGGCAAATTAACCACATGAACACCATACCACTTCATGCCATCTTCTGAACGCTCAAGACGTGCCTTCGTCACTCGTTGATTGGGATTAGATGATTGTTTAATAGAAAAAGCCATGATGTGTTTGCGACATGCTGTTTCAACGCTGTAACGGCTTCGCTTGCCGTCAGATGTTTTAATTTCACCAAAATCGTACCCTATGAAACTGGATGCTATGATGTTAGTCTCACCTGATTGGACAGACTTCCACTGGTTGTCATATATTGTAAATGCGTTGGCTGGTGGAAATCCTGCGAGTGCACCACCTGATATACCCTTTCCCTTTCCAGTAGCATCAACCAATTTGGCTTGCTCGTGTACACCATTTAGTTTATACACAAACAGATCTGCGCCTGCAATCGCCAAGGCTTCAGCAGCGACTCGATCAGCGTAGCAACTATCCTGCGATAATGTTAACTGCCATGGCTTGCACGCAACGTCGGGAACCGTATCTGTTGGACACGAGACACCTGTTGACGTTGATGCACATGAACTTTGTGTTCCGTGATCAGCGTCATGGTATGTCGGTCCGTATGTTGCGGTGCAATCGTCTTTACTATTAGCCATCAGAGGTCTCGTTGGACTACAGCGCGGCGTCCGTAAATTGTTTTGGTCTTACTATCTTTCACCAACGCGTCGCTTGTTTTGGTCTTAACTGGTTTGCCAAAATCCTTCTTGTCAAGCATATTTAGTAGTTTGAGCGTTGAATGTTTCTGTTGTTGTTTTGTGTAGTCTGTAGCTTCGTTCACGTCACCACGTTGTGTGCTCTCATGAGCGTACACCCATTCTTTTGATCCCATTGCATCCTCGTGGTCAGTCACAATCACATATCCGATTGTTCTTAACTTGCGGGCGAAACGTTCATATAAGCGGATTCGGTTTTCTTCTTCGGCACTAAAGAATATTGGTGGATTGTTGTGTTTTTTGATAAAGTCAAAAACAATATTACCGACTGCTGGAAATATTTTAAATTCATTTCCACCACCCGTCTTACCGAATGTTCCAACTGTGCTTCTTTTTTCTGGATCAATCGCACGGAATGTAATTCCCCATGCCTTCTTGGGTGTTATTACGCCACGAGCTTCAGGGTTGTAGCTGTTGTTTGTGAGATATTCAAAATCTACCTGTATTGTAATACCATCTATTTCAAAAGATGCAGATACGTGTTCAGATCCGTGTATTTTCCACTCTGCCTGAATTTTTGTATTCATTACTTCAAACAGTTTCACGAGTTGGCTCCTGGTCTTACCAATACCGTACCATCGCTGTATCTATCTTCCAGTTCTGGTTTGCAATGTTCCCAACCCTGCTTCACCATTCTTTTGGCGAACCGGTTGTACAAGCTAACACGAGATGGTTCGTCCTTGTCAGCTGAAAACATTATAGCATCCGGTTGTGCGTGTTCGATAAAGTCTTGTAGTATTGTGTATACGGTACCAAATATTCGCAGAGCGTTACCCGAGCCTGTTATGTTCTCGTGATAATCGTTGTGTTTGTCCTTTGCAGCGAATGCTAATACTGCTCCTTGATATTCTTCGCCGTCATCGGTTGCAATGCTTTGGTGTTGAAACGTCACATGGTATGTTAAATCACCGACCACAAAAGTCGCTGCTGACATCGCGTGATGAGGTGCAGGTGCTTGTTTCCACTTATATGGAATAGTGGTATTCATTACTTCAAACAGTTTCATTTTTTCACCAATACCCAATTAACGGAACTGCCGTCATTGGCTTCATATTTGTTTTCATATCCAGCTGTCGCTAACTTCTTAACAAATCGCTTATATAATTTAACACGAGATGGTTCTTTTGCATCAGCACCGAACAACAACGCCGGTGGTGAATGTTCTCTAACGAATGCTTGAATTACATTTGCTACCGTTGCGAATATTTCAAACTCATTCCCTGTGTTTGTTATATTGGTTGTTGATGTTTTTGGTTCGCCCGTTTTGTGTGAAATGAATTCAATCTCCGTAACTTCTTCAGGTGGATTATCCATTTCCATTTCATCTTCGTAGTGATTGTATTGAACAAAAAATCTCACCATTACAGTACGGTCGCCAATCTCAAATGTGGCGACTTGTGTGTCATCATCCTTTCGGGTCCATTCCCACTTAACAGGATTGTTTAAAACTTCAAATATTTTCATTGTTTAAATAACACCCACGCCATACCGTTGTGTACCTGTCCCCGATCATACACACGGTAACCTGAGGCAGTAAATCTTTTAATGAAACGATCATACAACTTTATTCTTGATGGTTCTTCAGCCGTGAATGTAATCGCTTCGGGTTTTGGGTAATCTGGATCTTCGTGTTTGTTGGGTAGTGGGTTATCCACTTCATGAAACTCAACCATAACCTCGTTGGCACCACCGAAGAACTTTGCTATGCCCAGTTCGCTATCACTGTGAAGCCACTTGAACTTAACTGGAGAGTTTAATACTTCATTCAGAATCACGCGGCTTCTCCATTTTATCAAGACGGTCGTAGTAATCCAACATCTCGCCAATGTGATCCATAGCAATTTCTCTCGCTACTTTTTTATCTTTAGTGTGTTCCAGTTCAACTTTGGTGCCTTTCACCACAGCAGCTTCAACTTCACTCTGTTGGACACCATACTTATCAGCAAGTTCTTTAACGTCTGGTGTTGGTACTGAATTTAAGTCTTTGAGTTTCATGTGTGTCTCGTCATCAGGAAAACAGTGTCTCTGTTTTCATTTATCCACGTTTCGGTGTGATACCCTTGTAGTCTGCTGGCCAAACGTTTATACAACTTAACACGTGACGGCTCAGCAGCTCCGAACACAATGTTATCCGGGTGGTGTTTTGCAATGTACTCTTTGATGATGTTTGTCACAGCCGAAAACACTTGAACCGAATCGCCTGTATTTGTTATCCCTGTGCCTGTATCTCCACCCGGATTGCGCCACATTTTGAACATTATATCTGTGGCACGAATCCTGTCTCGTTCATCATCGTGTACATTAACACCAACATCTGGCTGAAACGCTACAAAGTACTCACGCTCACCTACGGTAAAGTGAGCTTCATCACGACCTCTGGATCGGTTATTAGCATCCACCCACGTCCACTTTGTTTGCGGTTTTGCAAACACTTCAAATAGTTTCATGTCATCAACCTATTGTAAATTGTGTGCCTAAACCAAAGTTCTCAACATGACTGGTTACATAATCATCAAGTTGTTGATACAGCTCTTCAATATCAGCATCCGCACGTGCTGCAAGATCCGACGCGTTCAGTGACACACCGCCACCAGCACCTGGAAGAGTTGCGAACTTGCCGCGAATTTCCGACAATGTAATACGGCACAGAGATAGAGCATACTTCTCAATCCACGATTTACACCACCTATCTCTTAATAGGTCTTGTTCCTTACGTTCCACGTAACAATCCATCAGCAGGCGTTCTGGACGGTGGAATGACTGGTGGAGAGATAGCTTTCTGGATGTCTCATTCCAGTGGTACGTTATGCGAGTGGCGAACAACATTTCCATCGTCTCCACGTACTGGGCGACAAGGTGAAACGATGTTAAGTCATACGACCCCATGTTATATAGATGTTGCATTACCACTTGTCCATAAATGCCATGGCCACCTGCTCCCGCGAACGCACCCGTCATTCTGTGCACACCCATGACACCAACGATCTTATCAAACCCTGCGCACTTGTTCGTTAGACTGTATACTTGATGACCATGTCCAACGTCAAGAAAATAAAACCCACGCTCATAAGCAATGTCACTTCGCTTGCGCAGCGATTCAATCGCTCCAGTAATAGCGGTATCAATTTGGTAATCAGTCAATTCAACTTCAATGACTGGATGCCCCAGTTGAGCTCGCAAACTGTCTGCCAATTCACGACGTTCGTCGGGTGTGCCGTCTGTGCCAACACCAACAATGTCGTACATGGAAGTTCCCTGTAGGCCATCCGTACCGTACGTCTGTGGAAGAATTTGTCCTGGCAAGTGGTTAAACAAGAACCCCTCTTCTGTTACGTTTGTATTAGCGATTGGTGGTGCTGTGAAAGGTCCAGATGTATACGAATCATAGTGTGACGCAGAGTGGAAGTCAGCAAAACCTGTTCCTTGACGAACACCAGGGGTGTTTTGTTGAGCGCCAGGAACGAGAAACATTATTGATGTGCATGATCCCCTAGCTGATGATTGCATCGCAATATTCCCTTCAGCAGTCAACCCAAATTCAAGAACGGGTACTGCCTCTACCCACATGCTGCCACTCCACTCCATCAACAAACCATTGGTTGAATCATACCATTGTGCACCTTTAACGTTCACGATGGGAGATGACGTAAACGGTACAGGAACCCAACCGGCACCAACTCGGGTGTTGAGAACGTTGTTGGTTAGATCATACCAGAAAGCACCTTGTGGTATCAGAGCCGGATCTATGGTCGTGTCAGTTGGATCAACTGATGTCCATCCACTCGCGCCGTCAGATACAGCAATATCGCCAGTTGTTGCGTCTAACCACGCTACCCCCAACGGCAACGATCGTGGATCAGTTACATAGTTGATATAAGGAATGTTGGTCCAAGAAACACCATCCCAGTAGCTGACACTCTTCTCTGTTGGTTCGTACCACAGCGTGCCAACTTCCACTACAGGTGCTATTGTTGGATCAGTGTCTTGTTGTACAAACTCAACAACTTCAACCCATGCGCCGATAACAACATCCCAATTCATTAGAAGGTCGTTGGTTGTATCCCACCACAGTTCACATGCTTCAGTAGTTGATGGATCTTCATCCCAAACAATAAAACCTGGGGCCAGCAAGGGTGGGATGAGTGTTTGTTCATGTACATCAACGAACCAATTCATCGTGTTGGAGAACTGCACACTGATACGAAGCGTCTCGTGTTCTGGATCATACCACAACAATCCCGGAGCTACATTCTCACGATATGAAGTGCCTGACGGATCGGTTGCTGGAGGAGCTGAAGCATTAGAAACAACTTGTGGTGTGTTTGATGTGATTACAAAATTCGGTTCAATCTGGAATTGTGTTCCGTCCCAAACGTACAGGAAGTTTGTGACGTCATTGAACCAATATGTCCCGATTGTTAGATTCCGTGGGTCTTCGGGGTATGTTATAGCAGAACGCGGGTCGAATGATGCTTCGTTTTCATCCCATTCCTGAAGACCAAATTCATCTGAATACCAGAACAAACCACACGAACCCCCAGTAGCGTCAGCTGGATCTTCTGTGTTTATTTCTGTATCAACAGGGCACCACGCTGAACCATTGTATTTGTATCCTTGAGTTCCATTAAACCAATAAGCATCACACTGTGGTGATGCTGGATCTTCAGGGTATGTAATAGTTGGAATTGCGTTCCACGTTGTTGAAGGGCCATCGTATTGTTGCAGATCCACAGTATCTGGATTGAACCAATAATCGTCATCTTGAGCAACAGGATCATCAAGTTCAAACAAAGCATCAACAGCAACATATGATGAACCATTGAATTGAGAAAGTTTAGCGGTTGTTGGGTTGATGTAATAAGAACCTGTGTTTGGTGGTACGGGACTGGACACAGGATTATTCGACTGGGCTACTTGTGCATTGATTTCTCGTAGCAAATCTTCATATGTTTGTGCGTCTGTGCCATCAATTTTGATGTTGATTACATCGTTCGGATTTCCCCCTGATGTTGGAAATCCAGTGTTGACTTCCACATCAAATTCGTAGATGACGCCAGGAATGAGGTTAGTACCATCGGTGGCCTGTACGCCATTGCCAGCCATCATCTGAACTACTTGTGATGCTGGTGAACCTGGTTGGTCAGGGTTGCCGTAATCAGAAGAGTATGTGCGAATGCCATCAGTGTGGTATCTTCCTTGACAATCAACAGCGTAGACGGTGATGAAGTACGGTGTATTCGAAGCAATATCTTGTATAATGAGTGAAGTAGTCAGCTCCTCATTACGGGCTCGTTTCTCACCTTCGTAGAATGCACCCACAACCAACGCACCGCCAATTGCATCACCTGTGTGCTTATCGGGGTCAGCTGTTGGATCGTTGACGTAGTATGTGCCATCTGTTGGTGCTTGTGCATATTGTACAGGCTCTGTGTGAAGAGTTACAACAACACCACAGTATGCACCACGTCCATCTTCGGCAGCGCCGCAACCTTGTGCGGCGTTTGGAATCGACCAAGAAACAGTAGCTTGTCCAATGGCAGGTACACCTGGGCTATAGATGGCGGTCATTGTTTGACCTTCCGTCTTTATATGATTCGGTGAATCGTTAAAACCGTCAAATAAGCTCAATTGGATACCCCTACGCTTGGTGTGTAGAGGTATTTATAAAGTGATAGCTAGCTTTGTAAAGACTCAACTGCAGAAGCAATTGCTGTCATGCGTTGGGCGTATGTTAGAGGTTTTCTGTTGCGTTGGGCACGCTGCTTGCTCAATGTGGATAGCGTTGTTGTTGCAACTTTCGAATCCATTTCATCAACTTCACCAAGACCCATAATATCTCGCTGGAAAGATTTGACCAAAAGTGTAGTGAACTTTGAAGATCTGTGGGGGCCAATTACGCACAGCACCGCAAAGATAGCATCTAACCCCAGGGTTGTGTATTTTTGAATAACAGATCCGCGGGCACGACCATCGATCGGATTAGCGTAGGTTGTTCGGATTGTTTCTTCCACATCCAGTCGGATGCTGTTAAACAGTAGAGTGAAATTATTTTCGGAATCCCTTTTTCGTTCTTCAAAGTGTCCTGCTTCAACCAGAGTTTGTTCTGGAGTGGTTACGCCAGGTTTGAGTAGACGGTCACATATAACAACTTCTGTAAGTAACAGTATGTCGAGCAAGTCCAGTTCTGTTTGGAAATTTGTTTCGACTGCGTCAACGCTGCGGGCGATTAACATAATCCGTTCACGGGCGATGCGAGTAAGGGTTTGGATCGTGATTTCTTCAAACATGTATAATGTAGTGCTCTTTTAGTTGTGAGACCAGACTATACTTTGAAGATGTAGTGTAAACAACAGTGGTGGTTAAGTTTCTTGTGTATTTCTCATCAGCCATTTTAGCAGACGTTCGCCAGACCAATTGGCAACATGATCTGATGCGTCATGTCCAATTCCCTCAAAACGAAGGTTCAGTGGGGTAGGATTTTCAGCGTCGTCATATAACCAATCTACTAGAATCTTATGTGACGGTTTGAGCGGAACATGTTCCCTATCTTCACGGGATTCGCCTACGGTCAACTTACAATATTTTTTGACTTCGTATTCCACGGTGCGGGTTGGGATTGTTCCAACTGCTGCTCGTAGCGTCTGTTTAGAGTTCAAATATTCAGCAAATGATATCTTATTGGACATGCACGATCTCACGTTGGTTGATGCTTTTATTTATTGTGAGGGAGGGCAAGTAATAGGGTTTTAGATTAGTCGGGGACCTTGAAATTGGAATTTTGCACTTCGTCGAAGTCTCGAAACAGTTGCATCACCGACTTGTATAATCGTGAATCAGCTTCAGGTTCACTGTGTTGGATTTCTGTTGAGTCCCACTGAAAGAAATAACCCGAAACGCCATAGACGACAAACGTCTTTGACGGATAGGTACCATCGTTGTTGTTTCGTTGACACTCTATTTGACATTGTCTACCACCAAAATCGATACAAAAGTTCATCGCAAGAACTTCCCACCGATTGCCGTCCGTGTCATCGAAGTATGGCAATACGCCTGCGTTGCTCATAATAAATATTCCTGTAAAATTGTAGGTGTGGGCGCACTATCCTTCATAGTTCCACCTTCGGCAACATTTTCGCATTTGGAGGTTTGTGTCGTATTGTGGTTGTTCAAAACATACCGCAGTTTACCACAATCCCATATCCTCAATATACCATTATTGTCACAGTTTTGTGTTTCTGATAGCGTTGGATCAAAGTGTTTCAATAGTGATGGCAGATTCTTCCTCCGATAATTAAATTTATGAATCCGGTCAACAGCATTAGGTGAATAATAGTAATCAGGGGGAATTGCCGAATCAAGAGTCCATCCGTTTTGTTCATACATCTGCCCTGAACTCCACCTGAGGTCAGCAAATGAAATGATTGTTGTCCAAACATTGTTGCGTTGAAAGTGTTTTACCAACTTACTGAAACCACCTGGAACCCGACAACTGGTGGCGTATCTTGTTAATTCGTAAACACCCTGTGATCGGCGTTTGAATACCACACACGCCACAAGATCGTCATTGGGTGCCAATAACCCATATGTTAAAGAGCCAGTTCCAGCACCCTGTATGTGATTATTGTTGAAAAATTGCGTTCTTGTTGGTATATCAACACTTGTAATTGTCGTCTTTCTGGCGAAGACGGTTGGTGCTGTACTAACACCAAGAACCTGTTTAATTTTATTCCTGACTTGTTGGTTGCGGTCTTTCCATTCATCCTCAAAAATCGTTAATAATTGAATGTTTTGTTCAGCACACATGTCGTGTTTCATTTTGTGGTATTTTCGCCCTCGTCCAACTTGTTCGCTGTGCCAATACAAACCACAGTATTCCACTGCTATATTGTGTTCTGGAACATAGATATCAAGTTCATATGGTGATATGATTGACACATTTGATTGTTCTACGTCAACATCAAGCGATGTTATAAATTCAGCAATCTCAAGTTCACCTTTTGAGATTCGGGTTGTGTGCGATTTTGTTATTTCTATTCCACAACGTTGACACCCTCTGCCGGCTTTATGGTCTTTTGGTATTTGTTCAAACACACCATGCTTTGGGCATATTATTTTTACTTTCGTGTTTGTGCTGTTATAATCAACCAAGGAGTAATCATATTTCGTTCCATGGGTGATGGTGGCTTGTTTGACAAATTGCGATTTAGTTTGAATTGTTTTGCCAGCACATGTTGGACAACCACTGCCTTTGAGGTGCTGTTTAGGTTGCTGCTCAAATGGTCCATGTTTGGGGCAGATGATGGTGACTTTCGTTCGCGTGTTTAGGTATTCTACTTGTGAATAGTTATACACATTGCCATGAATCTTCTTAGCCTGTTGAGCAAATTCCGTTGCCGATGGCTTGTGTTTTTTCACACATTTGGGGCATCCCGCCTTTCGGGTTGTGTGATTTTTTGGTATTTGTTCAAACACACCATGTTGTGGGCAGATGATGGTGACTTTTGTGTTTGCGCTTTTGTAATCAACCAAGGAGTAATCATAGGTATCCCCATGAATCTTCATAGCGTTTTTGATGAATTGTTGTTGTGTAAGTTTAGCCGCCATACCACAATTATACATCAGTCCGTAACAGTTTATAACACCCAAAACGAAAAAGCCGGCACAAGGCCGGCTTTTGTTCTTTTGTCAAAAAACTTCTTGACGTTTAGATCAAACTTACGTAAGGTCGAGAGACGATACCTGGATCTTTCCGTAGTAATCGGCACTGTTACCCAAAGACGTGTTAGCATCAGTGAATACAGCTTTTCCGTAACGAGTCATCAAAGAAACAACAGGTTGGAAAGTTACTGGGTTCATGATAACACCAGAAGACATCAACGGGATGTATGGGCAGTAGAAGTAACCACTGTCAGTCTCGCCGTTGCCACCTTTGTAACCGATAAGGATTGTATCGTTGTTAGCTGCCTGAGCAGTTCCAAGATCCAAGCCAGCACCAGTCTGGTTAAACAGGTAAGAATATACCTTGATAGTACCGTTCAGAGTTCCAACCAACATGGTGTTGTTTGGTCCCTTGAAGGAACCTTCAACTGCTGGAGCAAATACAGACTTAGCAGCAGATTGCAGTACAGAAACCATCATCGGAGAAACAACGATGAAGTTACCAGCACCACGACGAGTCTTACGAGCGATTTCGTTCGCAACACGATTGATGATAACACCAAGGTTTGCAAGACGATCACCAACGTAAGATGGAGTGTAGTTACCAGTTGCGCCGTAAGTACCAGCACCTGAACCGTCGAATACTTCAGTTGTTCCAGCAAGAGCCATCAGGTCAGTGATGATTTCTTGGTCGATTTCCTGAACGATTTCAGCAGACAGAGCCTGTGTCATTTCTGACTCAAGATCAAGACCGTGCTGTGAGTTCAGATCTTGCATGGCTTCGATAGTCCAACCAGCTTGCAATTTACGTGAACCTGATTCAACAGCCTGACTAACAACGTCAAGTGTCATCTTACGACCACCAGAACCTTCAAGATGTGAACCGGAACCACCGAACTGGCTTCCGCCGTGTCCTTGGTGACCATTCGCGCCCAAGATGGACTCAGGGTATACGACGCCTTGACCAGCGGCGGAACCAGCAGCCATGGCTGAAGCGTGAGCACCAGTAAGTGCACCTGCAGCAGCTTGATCAGCAGTACCAGCTTGACCAGCGGAACCCAAACCTGAAGAACCGGCTGGAACGTCAGCAGCGATGCCGCCAGAGTACCAAGCACGGATTGGAGAAACGTTGCCCCAAACTTCATCGCCAGCGGCAATGTTTTGGTTCAGGTTGAAAGGGTTACCAGCGGTACCAGCAGCAGGACCTGTAGCGGCTTCTGCATAACGATAACGAAGGGTGTATACCAGGCCAACAGGACCGGACATTGGCTGTACGCCAACAAGTTCAGTCGCGATAGTACCAGGAATGATACGACGAATCATCGGAATCAGGATTTTACGGAAGTTAGCAACGTTGTGCGCTTCAGTGGATCCAGCAGCAGCCGATTCAGTCATCATGTGTGTTTTTTGGTTTTCAAGAAGTGGGCCTACAACTGCTTGCTTGGAGGCTGTTAGACCTTCCATTAGGGCAGCTTTCGTTTCACTCCAGTTTTCGAATAGATCGTTCATTTTTTGAATATCCTTTGTTGTATTCGGGTTAGGGGTTTTAATACGATTAGTTGTTTAAGCGGTTCTTATAGACCAGCCAGCTTTCGAACTGCCGCTAGGCGAGCTTGTCGGGCGGCTGAGTCGTCATTGGAAACACTTTCGGTAATTAGACGTTCTTCGTCATCACCGGTTATGACAGTACCTTCCACGAGTGGCTTCTTGGTTTTGTCATCAACTGTAGCGGCCTCAGCAAGTACTTTTTCTTCCTTCTCTGGGGTTATTTCTGCAGCTTCTTTCATAACACGTCCAATGAATGTGTTATATCCTTCGTCCAACTTGTCTGTTGAGACAGTCTTCAAAATTGCTTCCATCACTTCACGCTCACGGCCTGACAGTGGGGATAGGGTTTCGTCCATCTTAACTTTACGTTCGATGGAAGCACGCTTCTGTTCGGCTTCTTCCAAAGCTTCCTGTGTGTCGGCTAGACGACGCTTTGTTTCAGCGAGAGTGGAGGCAGTATCATCTTCGTCCGCAAATGTGCTTGCGAACATGTTACCAAATGCTTCAAAGATTTCTCGGCCAAATTCGTTCTTACGAACTTCCATGATGTCTTCACGCAATTCTTCCAGTTCTGTTGTTAGGCGCATTTCGAGAAATGTGTCTAGTGATTCAACAAGTTCGACCAGATCATTTTTCAATTCAGCGGCCATTGCAGCTTTGGCTTCGACTAGTTTGTCAGCAGCTTCAACTTCAAGGTCTCGGAAAGAATCGATGTCGGATTTCAGTTCGTCAAGCTCAGCAGCAATAAAATCACCGACCTGAGTATCAACGGCTTCAATAAGGGCGTCACGGTCGTTTACCCATTGTTCGGTTAGTTCAGCACGAACGTCAGCAGCAGCGTCATCTTTAGCAGATTGGATTGCTTCATCGAGTTGTGTCTGGAAAGCTGTTTCAAGCTTAGCCTTGGTATCTTCTGTCAAGACTTCCGCTTCAAGCAGTTTCTGTAGTAGTTCATCCATCTGTGTTTATCTCCTAAACGTTTAAAAGAAAGTTGTGTACACGTGCGTTTCGGTTCGTGTTTATTTTTTAGTTGCTTTTATTTATAGAAGATGATTGTTTCTACTGGGGACCTAGCGCATTCATAGGTCAAGCCCGCATCCAATGCGGGCAGCCGTGGGGCCCAAAATTCTTACTTTTTAAACAAAGAGTTAGTTAAGGTGTACTAAACGTTACTTCTTCTTTGCGAATAGTCCTGTAGACAGCCAATTCATGATTTCCTTCTCAAAGAACTTTTGAGCGGATGCATCATGTTTCATGGCTTCAGCAAGAGTGACAATTTCTTGTCCTTGCTTGGAGTGTGTCAGTGACTCATACACAGCTGAAGGATAGGCTCCCGGTGCTGATGGTTGAGCAACAATATCAACTGTTACGAATTGAAATCCAGTTACACCACCTGATTCGGTAACCGTTCCAGCTCCACGCGAGGATACACCCATCGCAACACCGGACTTAACGAGTTCCTTTGCAATGTTACCCATTGGGGTTCCAAGCAACTTAGCTCGGCCGAGGGCGTTAGCGCCGTCCATTCTCATTTCTGTGATGACATGTGAGATGCGGTCAAGGTTGATAGTAAGTGTCTGTGGGTGGTCAAGTTCACCGAAGATACCTTTAGTTGTTTCAATTACACGATTGGCATTATCAACAGCCGTGGAAATTTCGGACAGGGGGTATACACGTCCATTCTGGTTTTTCAGATCCGCCTGCATGAATACGCCGTTCAGCCAAGTATTCTTGCCGTCTTCGGTTCCTTCAGTTACAAGGTTAGCAACCTGTGCATTTAGTTCTTCAATCAAAATATCCATAATGGTGTCCTGTAAGGTTCATTGTATTTACAAGACCTTGGCGATTGGGTGGTAATAATTATTTTCGTTTGTTGTTCACCAAATCAGACAACTTCTTCACTGACTTTGGTATAGCTATGTCAGAAGATGGATCTGTCTTTTGATTTTTAGTGGTTGCTTTGTGGTGTGTTGCTAGTGTGCTTTTGATGCTTTTCGCAACGCGGCGTTTGAAGTCGTTGAGTTCGCTAGGGTATTTGTCTTTGAACACCGAGACGGCTTCGACATATACTGGCGTTTTGCTAGCAACTTTCAACACATCCGTCAATTCAGATTTCTCCGGATATGCTTG